TTTGCAAGTGCAGCGGTGGCCTCTGATTCCTGTTTTGCACTGACGTGAGCATACACACCAAGCGTAATAGTCGGATCTGTGTGCCCTACCAGTTTTTGTACTGACGTAACAGGAACACCAGCAATCAATAAATTAGATATAAAGCTATGCCGGAACCCGTGAATGGTTATTCTGGGTGTAAGTCCATTGTCATCTTGCAGCTTATGCAGTCGCTTAGACGGTGTGTTTAATGACTGATACCCGTTTTTAGTATTAGTGAAAAGTAACTGGTTCGGTTGCATCGTATTAATGCCTAGCTGTAGGAATTTTTCCTGCTGCATTCTACGCCACCGCTTCAAGTATGCCATCGTTTGGTCGTCTACCGGAATGATGCGCCGTCCAGCACGTGTCTTTGGTGCCTGAACGATCTGGTGGCCTTTATCACCCTGCGTTAGCGTTTTGTTCACTTTGATACTGTTTTCTTTGAAACTTACATCATTCCACGTCAATGCTAGTAGTTCACCGCGACGAACCCCTGTAAAGGCTAAAACCCTAAACATGATAAAGATATCGAAGTGGTTAGCTTGGTCGATACAGGCAAAGAAGTGATTCATCTGTTCCTTAGTCCAAAAGTTCTCAGGTTTATCACCAACCAGATCATCGTGGTGCGGTAAAACAACGGCCTTGGCGGGGTTCTTATCCATATACCCTTGTCGAACTGCATAGTCCATAACCGATGAAACATAGTTATACCACCGCTTATAGTTAGCAGACGTGAATTCAAACCACCTCTTAACGGCCTTCTGCACATCCTTAGTGGTTATCGTGGCAATTCGCTTACCACCAAATGCCGGTAGAATGTGATTATTGAACATTCCAGCAGTTCGAGCCCACGTAGACTCTCTTACCGTATTAATATAGTTTCCATACCACTCCTCATATACATCCCGAAAGAACACGGGCGTTGGTTTCTCTTCCTTTAAGTCACCGTTGCTGATTGCTAGTTCAAGCCTAGCTGCCGCAATAGTGGCTTCTTTTTTTGTCTTAAACCCTCGCCGCACCTTGTACTTCTTGTGGCCAGTCTGTGGATCATTACCAGCAAAGACTTGAACGCGCCAGAACTCTTTGCCGTCTTTCGTTGCGTACTTTTTAATTGATGCCATATTGCTTTCTCCTATCCGTCACGCTGGCAGGCGGTGTTAGATTGGAGAGTTTTCCCCGAAATTGGGGAAAAGGTGGCGGCCTAAAATTCGGCCATGTTATTAATAAAACTATATTTCAACATTACTAAAAGGGCAAATCCTTCATATTAAACTTAATGGATAGGGGCCCATTCTTTTCTTCTGTATAGGCATTTTTAAAAGAAACACTGAAAGAATATCGGAGCTTGTTCCAGTCTGGTTCAAATAAATCATTTTTGATGTGAGCAGCAAAGTATTCACGAATCATGCCAGAAATTGTTTTTTTAATTGTTAAATCCATAAGATTGGATACTTGCGCTCGAAAGGCTGGCGTAAGGTCATTATCCCACATTTGCTGAAATTCATGATTCTGACTTTCAAAAGCTTTGTTGTCGTCAGAATGTCCTAGGAGAACTTCGATTGGTATTTCAGTGGGGCTGCTATCGTTGCTGTCATCGTCGAACGGGTTTTTGTTCTTGGAAGGAATCGGGACATCTTTGGTTATTCGTATCGTTAGGTCGAATGTCTTCTCACTTCTTCCGACCGCTTCATTTATTGCACTTCTTTTTAGAAAAGCGTCAATGTCCGCCTTTTGTATTATTACTTCCTCCACATAATCACCACCTCTCTCAATTCCAGATACCATAAGGCTTTCCTGAGCAATTGAGAAGGTCAGATCAAAAGGGACAAAATCAAAAAGCTCGCCGGGGGTGACTGATAAGTACTGGCACAAGGTGTTCATTGTATCAACTTGTACTCCCTTGAAGTCATTTTGACTCAAGGCTGTTAGCGTTGTTCTCGAAACACCAGTATCTGTTGCGGCGCGAGATATTCGCAATTTACGTTCAGCAAGCAAGACAGCCAAATTTGACATTAACATAATAATCCTCCCTATTTGCGCTCATTGTACAATACTTTGAACATAATATCTATATACTGATGATTTTTGGTTGCAATAGCAAACATATATGCTATAATCATTTTGTTCAAACGTCTGAACGTTTTTAAAAAATTAGAAAGAAGGTGTACAAATATGGCTTCAATGAAAGCAGAACTAGTGTTGTCAGAAGACTTCGACAAGCAACTACAAGACCGTATTCATCGGGAAGTGATCCAAGCAGTTAGCAAACTTGCACCACAGCATGAAGAATCAAAAAAGTTGAATATTGGGCAAGCAGCAGTTTATGCCGGTGTAGCGCGTAACACACTTTTATCTTGGACTAAGAAGGGATTGTCGGTACAAGTCGTCGGTGGCGTAAAAAGAATCAACACAGCAGACATAGACGATTACATGAATAACCACGGCAAATAACACGCTGGCAGGCGGGCATGTAAGTAACTAGGGTTTAACGGAAAAATCCGATAAACCTACGACATGGCGAATAACGTCAGGAAGGAACATCACCATGAGTTTATTTAGTAAAGAAGAGATAGCACTAGATCACGAGCTTGGAAATTTGATAGACGACATTAAGCTTAACGTTCATGCCATTGCAGAAGACAGTACAGTCACGGTTGATGGCAAGTATATCCCCAATAGCGAGCTGGCCGTTACGACTGCAAAAGAGTTGCTGCGGGTATCGGAGATCCTAAAGCTTTATGAAAACGAGGATGATGCCGATGATTAGCATTATTACGTGGCTATTTATTCACCCGGCAGTTATACCCATCATGCTGATGGTTTTCATGAGCGGGGGCGTGCTGGGAGCGTTTCTACAGTTTAGAAAGGACGATGACCATGGTACGAATGGCTAGCACAAGGTTGGGCTTTCAGTGGCATGACTACGTCCAAGCTGATGCTGATTGTGATCGATACTGGCAGTTTAAGAAAGCGGAGCGACGCTCACTAAACGAGGCCACAAAAAAATCGCCAAGAGTTGCACCTCAAGGCGAGAAGAAGACAAGCGAAAAAATCTATATCGACTTTTAGCTTGCCTCTAAGTGGTTACTTTGTCAAGAAAAATGGAGGCAATTTATGATCAAGAATGTTTCAACTACTGTTAAGAAACCATTAGATTTGAACCACACACTGTATGAATTACGCAAAGCACAAGGCTCGCTGCTCGCACTTTGCACCATGCTTGACGAATTCGGCGAATCGGTTTGCTGGTTTACTGACAAGCAATCGCGCGATAACGCGTTAATGGTAGCTTGTGCTGCATCTAGTGACTTTGATACATGGAAGTTTGTAATCTATTGTGCTCGGGATATTATCGCCGATCAGATTGCTGCTATTGATCCCCCAGAAACTGATGAGGGGGAAAAATGATGAAGGAAGATTACTATACAACCGCACAGGCACTTTTAAGCGATACAAGTGCAATGGTGAATATCTTGCGACATCAGATCAACGATGAACAGCAATCAGCACTGGCCGACACAGTCGCTGACATGATTATTGATGCTCGCCGTCTACTTATGGAGGGAGATGCTGCCGATGGTCGACGTGCTTAAAGTAGCGCTTGGTTATCAGCAGCATGGCTTTTCAGTCTATCCACTTGCGCCAGAGACACGAACACCACTTACTGGTTCGCATGGGTACAAAGATGCCACCAAAGACCCAGAACAGGCCAAAAAATGGTGGGGCGAACATCCTAATTACAATATCGGCTTAGGGCTTGATGGCGTGCTGGTATTCGATATCGATATGGGGCATAAAAGCGAGGCTAATGGCAATGAGTCGTTGGCTAAATTGAGCGCTGAGGGTCGTGCTGATCAAATTCCTTCTACCTATATAGAAACAACGCCAAACGGTGGACTTCATATTTTCTTCACCTATCCCAAGGAATTGAAACTAACTAGTCGATCGGATTTGTTCTCAAAGAATGGCGAGAAAACCGGCCTTGACTATGTTGCAACTGGAGTGCCGGTTTTCCCTAGCATTCGCGAGAACGGCATGTATCAACCACTCAAAGGGCACAAGATCACCAAATTAGCCCCAGCACCTAAGTGGTTACTAGATGAAATCCAACGTGTCAGCCACCCTAACCTAGGGTTTGGTGGTTCAACAGTTTATCGAGGCAAACGATGGACAGGCAAGCTGCTAGATGAAATAGTAAACGGCGCTAGTACCGGCAATCGCAATGATTTTCTGACTAAGATTGCTGGCAAAATGTTCTTCACAGGCGCAGAGCCGCAGACAGTTTATAACTTGCTGTTTACAACTAATGATAACTATTTAGATACACCACTGGCAGAAGCCGAAGTTAATAAGATTTTCAAGTCAGTATTGAAAGCCGAAGAGAGGAGGCGTGCGGTTGGTTAAAACGATGCCCGAAGATATTAAGCAAGAAGCAAAGAAAGTGGTCAACGTTGATTTTACAGGTCAAGAGCAATGGCGAAATGACCTTAAACTTGATGGCAATGGTGGGATTAGAAAAGATTCAGTGGTTAATATTCAACTGCTACTTGAAAATGATCCAACCTTCGCCAATGTCGTTGCTTGGGACGACTTTTCAGAGATGCTCATCAAGACAAAAGGCGTTAAAGGATTGCCGATTCGTAAAGGTTTCTGGACTGATGAAGATGACGCTGTCGTCCGCTCATATATGGAGCGTAAGCACAATCTCTTGTTTAGCAAGCAGAATGAGCAAGATGCCATGGTTGTTGTTGGCAAGGAACATTCAATTAATCCGGTTAAAGACTGGATCGAAGCTGAGCAATGGGACGGTACCCCTAGAGCAGAACGTTACTTCATCGACTATCTAGGTGCCGAGGATAGTGAATATACCCGTGCTGTTACTCGTAAATGGTTAGCTGGGGCTGTAAAACGTGTCTATCAGCCGGGTTGCAAGTTTGAACTCGTTCCAATTCTTGAAGGTAAACAAGGACTTGGTAAGAGCACGGCTGCTCGTAACTTGTTCCCGAAAAAGTTCAGCGATTCATTAAAATCAATGGGCAAAACGGACGAAGATTATAAGAAGCTGCAAGGTAACTGGATCATGGAACTCGGTGAACTTTCTGCAATGAAAAAAACTGAGATTGAGTCGGCTAAGAGTTTCATTAGCGCCCAGTCTGATTCATACCGAGGGAGTTATAGCCATTATGTTTATCCACATTTACGCAAGTGTGTGTTCATTGGCAGCACTAATCAACAGGACTACTTGAAAGACGCTACTGGTGAACGCCGTTTCTTCCCTATCAGATGCGGCGTTACAAAGCCCACAAAGACCGTATGGCGCAATGAAGAAAGCGTGCCTAAGATTAACCACGATATACATCAGATACTGGCAGAGGTCAAAACATGGGTGGATGCAGGTGAGAGTGTCTTTGCTGATGATAAGCTGATGCAACTGGCTAAACCATATCAACAAGAAGCAGAGACCGTTGACCCTATGAAAGAGGCCATTGAAGACTTTCTCAACATGAAAGTGCCATCGAATTGGGAAAATCTGTCATTGAGCCTAAAGGCCAGCTTCTTTCACACTCATATTGACCATAACGGTGATGTGGCCACTTGGTTACAACAGCACTTGGATGCTGGAGAATTACAACCACTGCAACAAACCACCACTAGAGAGATCATGGAAGTGGTGTTCGACAAGTCAGTCGATCGTTACCTGATGGGGCGCACAAACTCTGATGCAAAACGTATTAAGCTCATTATGGACAACATGGAAGGCTGGCAAGCACAAAGGCTGCGCGTCAACGGAAACAGACCACATGGTTATGTACGGACATAGTTTTCTCGTTTCTAACGTGGTCCACGTGGTCCACGTGGTCAATCCCACGCACAGCAATGGATTGCGAGTTTTGTATACGTGGGCTAAACGTGGTCCATGCGTGGTCCACCGTTTACAGCTAAGAAACTGGACCGGGTGTGGACCGGGTATGGACCACGTGCGTTGCAATTCAAAACGCCGGCATATCAGCGTTTGCCCGGGTGGACCACGTGGACCACGTCAAAGACAAGCAAGTTTAAAACTACCCACAAGGAGAAATTGAAATGACAAAAACAGCATATCGCAAAGCAGCACTTGTAGACGTTAAACACGATCGAGACAAATGGGCTGAACTTGGGGCGCTTGTAAAAGAACGCTACTTAGTTCGTAGCATGACACCAAAAGATTGGTTCATCATTGTTAAGCAACGTGAAGGCTATGAAATTGAAGTATATCCAACGTTTGAAATGTCAGATGGTTTTCAATTCTCACACGTTAATCTATTGACACGATCTTCATATGGAAGCATTAGCCACATTGCATACCATGAACTTTGCTCCTCAGCAAGTGACACTATTAGTTCAATTGACCGCATGATTGATCTCGTCAAGGATAAGAGATATTAAGAACCCCCAAGGCCGAGATGAAAGCGAAGTGATGCAAATGAGTGTGCCTTTGCACATTTGCATGCACCCCGGGTGCCGTCGCATGATCCCGTTCAATCAACGCTTTTGCGAGGAGCATAAGCAAGATAAGAGCAAACAAGCGACGAATCAGGAACGCATGCAATATGAAGAGAAGGAATTACGTTTCTACAAGTCAACAACATGGACAAAGCTTTCAAAGTCATTCAGGTTGCGCAATCCAACTTGTGCTAGCTGTTTGAAACGTGGGATTATTCGTCAAGCTGTGCTTGTTGATCATATTGAGCCAATCAAAACAGCTTATGGTTGGCAACACAGGCTTGATGAGAGCAATTTACAAAGCTTGTGCCAGACTTGTCATAACGCCAAGACCGCCCGGGAGGTAGCACAACGCCGAATGAGTTCCCCCGACAGATCGACCCCCGCCCCAAAATTTTAGAGCGAAAGAACGGTCGGCCTCTTTTCTTTTCGATGAATACCGAAAATCACAGAACCTAGGTATAATCAATGTGTTATAATTATAATAGGTATAAACGAATACAAATTCAGAAAGGACGTTACACATGGGAGCACCCCTAAAATCAGTGACTAACCTAAGTGCACATTTATCCAAAAAGCAGTTAGCTGATCGTGTTGCCTCTGAAAAATCACTGTTCACTTACAAAGAATTGCAAGTACAGCCCCCTACATGGCTTGACGACTATGCTGTGACCGAGTGGCACCGTATTGTACCATTGCTCAAAAAAGACATTCCAGTTAGTGAACTAGATGCTGCCCTGATTGCCAGTCATTGCCAAGCCTATTCTGACATTCAGAAAGCTGCCGAGCTAATTCAAGAACAAGGTATGATGGTTGAAACCACCGATAGCGTAAAAGCTAACCCAGCAGTTAAAATGAAGCTGGATGCCACAAATCAAATGATGCGCATTGACGAAGTATTGGGACTGTCAGTGTATAGCCGGGCGAAACTTGCCTTAAAGAGTGAGACTAAGAAGAAGCCTGACGATCCGTTCGCGGAGCTGGTGTCATCGTGAACTATGCGACTGAATACACCGACAAGGTACTAAGTGGTGAGATTGCTGCCGGTAAAAAAATTAAGCAAGCGGCGAGACGTTATCGCAGAGACTTGAAAGCCAGCAAGCACAAAAAGAATCCATGGCCGTATTACTTTGATGAGGACTTTGCCAACAAAGCCGTTGAGTTTATCGAACTGATGCCGGCACGTGATGGGTCACCACTCAAACTAGAATTATTTCAGAAGTGGTTGATTTCCGAGCTGTTCGGCTGGCGTGATAAGGCAACTGGTAACCGTCGTTATGATCGAGCCTACATCAGCATGGCACGCAAGAATGGTAAGAGCTTCCTGATGGCTGATCTGGGCGCGCTGTATCTCCTCATGGAAAACAAGCCAGCCATGAACCGCGAAATTGTCTACACAGCCAACAGTAACGCCCAAGCACATTTGGCCTTTGATATGCTGTCTAGTGGTTTGCGTCAGGTCTCTAAGATGTCTAAATCGGTGCGTGATCGTTTGAAGATCAATCGCAATGAAATTATCGACTTGCCGAGCAACAGCCGAGCTGTTCCGCTTGCGTCTGATCTGCATAGCTTAGATGGTTATCAAAGTGACTTGGCTATTATTGATGAGTTCGCCTTAGCTCGTACTGATGAGATTCTACGAACACTGAAATCTGGCCAGATCAACAGCGACAACAGTTTACTAGCCGTCATCTCGACCACGGGGCCAGACCTGAATGGTCCTATGTATAAAGAATATAAATTTGTCTCCAAAGTCTTAACCGGTCGCGAACAAGCAGATCGGTATTTTATTGCCATTTTTGAGCAGGATAGCAAGGATGAAGCCTTTGCGCCAGAGACTTGGGAGAAGTCGAATCCGCTACTGGCTAATGCTGAAAGAGCAAAGACGATGCGACCTAGCTTGCAAGCTGATGTTGATCTAGCATCCAAGCAAGGAACCCTGCGGCCAATTCTCGTCAAGAACTTCAACATGTGGCAATCAGCCAGAGCAGACAGTTACATCAGTCTGGACGACTGGGAGAAAGCCACTATCGAGCCACCAGACACCAGAGACAAGGACGTGTATATCGGGCTTGATCTCTCTAAGTCTAGCGACCTAACCAGCATCTCGTGGTTAGTTCCAGAAGATGGCTACCTGTATGCCGACAGCCACTCATTCGTGGGGACGAAGTACGGACTGGAAGAAAAGATCAAGCGTGACGGGTTCGATTACATCAGTGGTGCTAGTCGTGGCGAATGTAGCATTACCAAACTTGATAGCGGCATGATCGACTATGACGAAGTGCTACGTTTCATTCTCGACCTGATCGAACGGAACCGGTGGAACGTACGTGCCATCTGTTATGATCCCTTCGCGATGGGCTACCTGATTCCAGAATTTGAAAAACGCGATTTGCCACTGCTTGAGGTGCGACAAGGTGTTAGAACACTTTCAATTCCGACAACTCGTTTTCGTGATGATCTCTTCAATGGCCAGTTAAAGCACCCTGATAATCAGTTACTGGCCTATGCGGTGAACAACGCTATTCTGAAATATGACGCTAACAACAATCCAATTATCGACAAGGCCCACAACGCTACGAAGATTGACCCCGTGGCCGCACTGATGAATGCCTACACAATTGCAATGGATCAAAACAAGGAAAGCGAGGTGGCAGACAATGACTTTTATTCGAGCGATGACTTTAGTTTTTAATGTGCAGACCGTGCTATTACTACTGGGGCTGATCTGTATGGTTGTCGGTATCTGGTGGCTGTTCGGGTTTGGTGTTGGCATGATAGCAGCCGGCACGGCCCTGATCTCCGTCGCAGTCATCATCAACTTTAACAAAGGGAGGTGAAACAATGAGCTTTTTCACGAATAGCGCGCCAAAACCACGCGATGACAACAGCGACCCGTTCTTAGATGCGCTTGTCAGCATGACCAGCAACGACAGCGGCCTATATGTGGGGATTGGCGCTTTACGTAATTCGGATGTATTTACGGCCGTGCGCGTGATTGCCGGTGATCTTGCAACTAATCCGATTGAGTACAGTGACAAGCGTATCAGCGTGCTTTTTAACAAGGCACCTAATGACCACATGACCGCGTGGGGGTTCAAGTTTGCCCTAGCTACTAACATGCTGCTGAATGGTAACAGCTTTGCACGGGTTACCAAAAATCCTAGCGGACAAGTTACTGGCTTCGAGTTAGTCCCCAACAGCCAAATGGTGGTTAAACAAGACGATACGACCGGCATTATCAGCTACGAATACACGCCTGACAGCGGCCGCTCACAGCGTTTAAATGCCAGCGAGGTCTTACACTTCAAGTGCTTCACACAAGACGGTTACAAAGGAATATCGCCACTTTATAGCCTCCATGATGAGGTTGGGATACAAAAGTCTGGGCATGCGTTGCTGAAAGGTTTCTTTAACTCCGGTGTCCAAGGGACAGGCATTCTTAAGGTCAACAAGACCCAGTTAGATAGCAAGGCCAAAGAAAACATCCGGAATAAATTTGAAGCTGCCAACAGTGGTGATAATGCCCTCAAGACCATCATTCTAGACAATGATATGGATTACAAGCAACTCGAAGTTAATACTGACGTGCTGAATCTAGTCAATTCTAGCGATTGGACAACGAAACAGATTGCCAAAGCGTTCGGGTTGCCACTGGATCGGCTGGGTATCGAAAGCGAGCACTCTAATGCCGTACAGTCTAACGTGATGTACTTGCAGAACACTCTGATTCAGTATTTTACCTGCTTCACAAGTGAGATGGATGCTAAGCTTTCGACTGGCGATAATCGATTCAGTTTCAACACTGACAAGCTGTTTTCAGCGGACCCAGCCACGATGCAAGAACTAGCAGTTAAGGGGCTGCAAGGCGGTGTTCTAACCACTAATGAAGCACGAGCCAAGTTAAACCTGCCACCAATTACCGGCGGAGATGAGATTATGGCCAGTCTGAACTACACGCCACTAAGCAACCTGACAAGCTATCAAAACACAAGACAAAGGAGTGATCCAGAAAATGAATCAAGATGACGTAGAAAAACGTCTGAATCCTAACGCTGGTCTAACTGCCAAAGCAGACGACAGCCAAGGCCAAGACGATCCAGACACAAAGAAACAGGACGACACCACTAACGGTCCAAAGAAGTTAAGTGGCTATGCAGTAGTTTTCAATAGTCCGAGTAAAGATCTTGGTGGCTTTAAAGAAGTTGTTGATCCGCACGCCTTCGATGATGTGGACCTATCAGACGTCTATATGGTTTCAAACCATGATTTTAGTCAAGTCTTAGCCAGTACTAAGGCTGGTACCTTGACCCTGAATGTAGATGATAAAGGCTTGCAGTTTGAAGCAACCTTACCCGATACGACCACAGCCAATGATGCTTATAACAACGTCCAAGCTGGTAATCTGTCAGCCATGAGTTTTACTTTCAATGCTGCGCCAGACGGTGACACGTTCACTAAAGACGACAGCGGCCAAGTCATTCGTACCATCACGCAAGTGAAGAGTCTGTTCGACGTCTCACTGGTGGCTATTCCAGCGTATGACGATACCAACGTCCAAGTGGACAAACGCAGCTACACTGAATGGTTGAAAGACCATGTAGAAGATCCAGAACAGCAACTACCACCAACCGAAAAACGAAAGGGAGTCAATCACATGACCGAAAAAACTATTATTGATAAAGAAGAACATACCGAATCTCGCGCTTACGAAGACTACATCCGCAGCATGGGTGAACAACGTGACGGCTTGACCACGACCACCGCTGGTGCAGTCGTTCCTAAAGAAGTTATCAATGACGTTTGGGACTTAAAGCAATCAGATTATGACTTGGCTAAATACGTCACTGTGAAGCAGGTCGGTACCCCAGTCGGCACCTATCCGATTGCCCTCACTAACAATGGCGTCTTAGCCACCAAGAAAGAACTTGCAGACGTGGCCGATGTTGACGCCAATATGTTTAAAGGCGTTGACTACAAAGTTGCTACCCGTGCTGGCAAGATTTATCTGTCTAATGAACTGGTAGAAGATAGTGAAGTTGATATTGTTGCCGAGGTTAAGAATCAACTCAAGAAGTTGGTACAAAACACAGACAACAGCAACATTATCAGCGTTCTGACTGGCAAGTCCACTACCGGTGATAACTTCAAGCACCTCACTGGTACTGGTCTCGATGACCTCAAGAAAACCTTCAATATTGAGTTGGACCCAGCACTGTCCTTGTCTGTTATCGTCAATCAGGACGCTTTCAACTACCTTGATACCTTGAAAGACAGCCAAGGCCGCTACTTGTTACAACCGTCCATCACGGCACCATCAGGCAAGCAACTGTTTGGGGCACCGGTGATCGTGGTTGCTAACAAAGTATTGCCGACTGATAAGGTAGGCACCTATCGAATCATCATCGGGGACTTTTCTCAGGCAATTTTCTTAGCCCAGAAGAACGAAGTTAACACCCAGTGGGAACGCTTCGATAGCTATTCTCAAGGCTTGGCTGTTGTCATCCGCAACGACTATGAAGTGGTTGATCCAGATGCTGCTCGAATTGTTGACATCACACCGGTAAAGGCCTAAGAGCATAATTTAGTGGGGTGTGCCTTAGGGTACGCCCCTATTTTTATAAGGAGATGAGCACATGAGTGTTACCACAGAAGATCTAAAGAAAGCATTGCGCATTAGTCACAGTGAAGATGATGCTATGTTGTCAGCCTACTTGTTGACGGCACAGCAGTTCGTGATTAGTGCGGTTGACCAGACTCTTAAGAGTGAAAACTTTGGAGATGATCCTCGTTTTGACTTTGCTGTCTCGTTGTTAGCACAACACTGGTATATTAACCGTGGTGTCGATGGGGCAACGTATGTACCAGATAGCGTTGTGAGCATGATTCAGCAGTTGCGAGGTGTTGACTATGCCACTGGTAAATAGCATCAGCCAACTGAATGAACCCATTACTTTAGTGAGCTACACGATGGGTAATGTAAATGGGGTTCCTGTGAGCAACGTCAGGAAAGAGCACTTCACGACATGGGCACTTGTGTTAAGCCAATATTTAAGCGAAGTGAGGGCGTCAGTTGGGACGAAGCTCGAAGATACGGTGACCTTTGTTGTTCGGTATGATCAGCCAGAAACCATCCTTAACTCATGGCGCATTGAATGGCAGGGAAAGCAGTACGACATTGTGAAACTGACACCGGACACAGCCAAAAAACAATGGACAACAATCATAGGAAAACCAGTTGCCAATAAATAAGTATTAACTTATAATTAGGATAGTCCTAGGCGATAAGCGGGCAGAACCGTTTTAACCGACGCACGGCATAGCTAACCGGTGGCGCATTTTATAGACCAAGTCAGATTGATTTCTCGTAGCAAGTGAAGAGCATTCCTCAACCCTCGCTGATACGATAGTCATAGTCTTCCTTGACTTGTTTCATTGTTTTTCATCTAAAGTAGCAATATCATTGGGCAAAGCGGGCAGAGATGCCCGTTTTTTTGTGTGCTGAGAGACGCATTCTGATGCAAGCTGAACAAGTTTAACTTGAGGTATGGTCGTTCTGGACAATAAAAATCGGTTAGGCAATCCGGAATTTCGCGATTGGCTCAACAAAGTCCGAAATTCTGACGTTCAAGAACGAACCAGCAAATTGTGGGTTCGTTGGGAAAAGGCAAGTCAAAAATATTGACCTGCTTATGAGAACCAAGTGACAAATATTCACCTAGTCAATGGATACAAAAATAGCCACCTCATAGCGAAGTGGCTATTTTGTGTTAGTCATGTAGCTTTTCTTGTAGTTTATCTCCAGCATTATCAATGCCCTTAGCTGCGAAGACTGTACCTGCAACTAAAACACCGCCAACGATGAGAGTACTAGCAACCA